TCCCAAATTCCACTAATAGCAATCTTTACATCAACTGCTAAAATTCTAGCAAAAGTAGTAACGCCAACTTCCAATTTTTTCCAAATATCAGACTCCTTCATTTTGTTCATTACTTTTTCAACATCTTTTAAACCTTCATAGACACTCATAACCCCTTCAGAAAAACCACCCGAAAACATTTGACCAATTGATAATTTAATCTCTTCCGTAACTCTCACTAAAGATTTCATTACCTTACCAGCTGATCCCATAGAAGCTTCATATACACCTTGTATTTTTGCTCCTTCTTCTACTACAGCATTAACACGAGCCTGTATTCTTTCTTCATTGGTTAATTCTTCAGTTGTTTTATGGAGTGTTGTAGCATACTTTCTATAAGCAGCATCCATCATGACTTGGAGACCCATATTTCTAAGAATCTCTGTTTGACCCGTTCTAATACCATTGATCATTCTTTGAAAAGCAGCAGATGAATCCATATTGCCTATAACTGCAGCATCTTGGGCAATACGAGCTAATTTACCAGCTTGGGAAAGATCAATTTCAGCTTGAGCCATTTTAATTATTGAATCTTGAGCAACCAATGTTGTAATATTCATCTTTTTGACGGATTCAACATAAGCTTGCATCTCAGAAGCAGTATAACCAGCTCTTCTACCGACTTGTTCAACAACAACACCAAGAGTTTCTACCCTTGATGCTAAAAGAGTAGCTTCTTTTGCATAATTTATTAAATGCTTAACGCTGAATGCTGCAATAAGCCAAGGAGCTAATTGTCTTGCAACACCAAGCACAGAATTTAAGGCATTTTTGACATTAACGCCAGAATTAGAAAAATTATTCTCTATTGTTTTAGCTGCTGTAGTTCCTTCTTGAGTGATAGCTTTCAATTGAGTGGTAAATTTCTTACCATCAAGAGTGATTTCAGCGAATATAGTGCCAACTGATTCAGTTTCTGCCATTATTTTCCTTTTTCGCTCCTGTCATCTATCTCTTTTCGCCACCAACCAAACAATTTCATTATTTTATCCATACAGGTTCTTTGATCCTCAACCTCATACAGATCCATGACAATCTTAAGAGCTTTCACATCAAGCCCCAAGATTAAAACTCTCAAACCATTAAATACATTTATGGTCTGATTTCGAACTGCCAAAAACACTTTGATTGCTTCATCGTTCTCAAGATATAATTCCGGAACACAATCGTCGCAAGGAGACTCTCCTTCTTTCCTCCTCCATATCTCTTTGCAAGCTTCGCACGACGGCTTTTCAAAATCAAGCCATCGTACGAAGTCAACTAGTTTTTTTCTATGTCTGCTATAACCTCTTCAGTTATTGGCTGAATTTCCCTTATTGCATTAATAATAAAATTTGAAAACTTTGGAGAATTGCCCATAAGTAACATTTTCATTTCTTTAGTACATGGTATTGCATTACCTTCCGCATCAAAGAAATTTTCCCATTTAACAATACAATAATCCCAAATCATCTCACTTGAAGCTTCATCATCGGTGATAGTGGAAACTATCCGTTGAGGTTTCCCATCAACTCTTTTGTATTCAATTTTCTGGGTGGTTGTCTGTTTCTGAATCTGCTTTAATGCATCAGCAGAACAAACCCTCAACCAAATAGTTCCACCACCATCCATCTCAAATTTAAATCCTGGATTTAAATTCTTTAAATCAAATACCGACTTTTTATCACTTGACATAATTCTTCTCCTTCTTCCTTTAAATGTTTACCATCTCGTTAGCAAAGAACCATAGGCTTGGCACTGACTTTTCCGGTGAATTCAATCGTTCCAACACCAGACTTGTCAAATGTTACACCACGGCACTTAGTGATCAAGATGTTGCCACCAGTGTCTACGGTAAAATAAGAAGTACTATCTATATAGAACTTCAGATTTTGACCAGTAAACACGCTGGCATTTACGCAAGCAGAGTCTATCAACAACTGACCGGACGTGTCCGTGGGGTCATAGTTACCACTGAAGGAAATCTCTCCACCATCAGCGGAACCAAAGGTGAACTTTTTCGTGGTGTCACCAAAGGCCGAAATATCTAAAGCCTCTCTGGAAAACCCCGAAATAGAAAAAGTCCCCATCTCTGCTATCAAGTAAGTTCCCAACTTGACTGACGCAATGTTACCAACTTTTACTGTCATGACGTTACCTCCTTATTATTATTTTTCATGATATTTTTATATAAAATCTCAAAATTGTCTTCGACTTCAAACAATATGAGATGACCAACCTTAACGCTCGTATCTACATATATCTTATATCCTTTTTCCTTCAACTTATGACAAAACCAGATATCTTCACCTACTGCACCTAAACTATCGCTACTCGGATCTGGGTTTTTCTTAAACTCAAACCACGGTGGTTCTAGATCGTAGAATACTTTCATGTTATAAAGAACACATCCGGTTCCACTAGCATCTACTTCGACTAAATCTCCATCCTTGTACTCTTCCTCAGTAATATACTGATACTTATATAATTCCCCTTTATACATAATAGGATCAAATGGCGGATAGCGTCTATGAACCTTCGCATGTACTACATCCACATTACGACCAAGTAATTTTGGTATAGTATCAATTGGGTACTTCTGATCAGTATCCATCATCAATAAATGTGAACACCCAGTAACCATAGCCTGACTAACAATATAGTTCCTAAGACCATCTAATGGTCCATTCTTGGCCGGAATGTATGTAAAGTCTGGTCTATACATAGTAATAAATGAATCAAAAAATACGTTTGGTACATAGCCCCACGTATTTGGAATTCCAATTCCTAATTTGAAGTTTGTCACTCTAGTTGCCATTATATCTCCTTGTCCTTCACTATTCCAAGCTTCGCATATATATGATATATTCTAAGTTCCTTACTTGTTTCAACTCTCTCAAACGTTTTAATCTTAAACTTTGCCTTAATCCCATAAAGATTTCGGTAACCATCATTCGTATAGTAAAGCCAAGAATTCTCACACCAAAAACTTTGATGTGTTGGATCCATAAAAGCCCCCTGTCCATATTCGCAATCTGGAATAAAAACTTCTAAGATCCCTTCTGGCTTTAAAATCCTATAAATCTCTTCCATAACAAATATCGTTTTACCAATCGGTATATGTTCTAGAATATCAAAAGCCCTTACCTCATCAACAGAACAGTCTTCAAATTCCCATGGTTCTGTAATGTCCATCAATAGGTCCGCTGGTACCTCCTTTCTATTATCTATATTAAGATACCCTGGAATGGGTCTCATACCAGAGCCGAGATTAATCTTCATTAGCTTTCTCCGATACTTTCTTTTTACTCGCTGGAGCTGGTTTAGCTACCTGAATTCTTTTAGTTATTCTAAATATGGTTTCTTTACCAAAGAAGGTTTCTGAAGTAATTTCTTCTTCTATAAAGTCATACCCATCAAGAATTTCATAAATTTCTTCGCGACCTAGAGATAGAGACGGGACGTCTACTCCATATTTTCTATTTGCTTCTGACTCACTAATCAGTTCGACCGTCTCTTCTTCTGCCAAGGAAGTAAATAGAACTAAGAACACTTTGTCTGCACTAGCAAGAGCGTTTTCTAAAATCTTTTTCCAATCGAAGTTATGTTCGAGTACGTGTCGAATAAATATGCCATCACACTTTGATATGTACTCAGTAAGATCAACTATTTTATCCGCGTAGGGTGTGTTACTTCCATCAATACCAATCGCGTCTTCCCTTATCCGTTTAAACCCACCCTCGCCCACACCCCAATCTTCTACTACTTCGCAATCATCCAAGAAATTCGCACCTAGTTGGTAAGAATCAGAAATTCCATATAGATGGATGACTCTGTCCTTACTTATATTTTTATACCAATCATTCCACTTGCCTAAATTTCCCATGTAAAACCTCCTTAATGAGTAAATACGTGATCAATATACGGGTTACTCTCGAGGGTGCCATTTAATAAACTTACTGAAAGCCCCCTCCTATGTACTATATAAGGCAAGCTAACTTGATCCTGGACAGTATAAACAACGTTGTGCAAGAACCACTCAGTTAACGCCCCTCTAACTTTTTCCGTATTTCGATAGATAAAAATTCCTCCACAGTATAGAATTCCATCTTTAAAACTATCATCGCTTAGATAGTCCAGACACTGTTCTTTAAGTTCATTAATATTATATCTAGAAGACAAATACTCATTACCTTTTGCTATCTGCCTTATACAGTAATCAACTTCTTCCTGGACATTAGATTTGAAGAAAGTCTTATGTTGGAATAGTCCTATATCATTATCGCCTAGGGACTCTACTAACCAGTTTACTGTATTTTCGTCCTTAAAAATTATGGTCGAATCTAACCAGATATAATATTTATATCCTGGTCGCAATTTCCATCCAAGCATCTTTGGAATCTTCGCTTGTAGCCTTGAGGAAACATCGTGCTTCTTAGGAAAGTTAGCATCATCGAAAACAAAAGCATCCACTGGAACAGTCTGGGTTCTATGCATAGTAAGGCCATTTTCCCCATCAATACCACCTAACCTGCAGGAGACCATTGCGATGTTTTTGTTAGTAGTTGACACTATAATTGCCTCCATTCTTTTCCGCAAGATCCTTTATCTTGGGACCCCACTTTCCAACAAATATCTTTCTGTTTCTCTTTAAAAGCTTTTCATATTCAAATTCTTTTTCTTGCATAGTCACTGATCTAAAATGGTGAACAAATATATCCTTCGCCACACCACACTTAAAACCAGACTCTATTGCTCTTAAACAAAAGTCATCATCTTCGTAATTTCCTGGCGTGTAAACCTCGTCGAGAATTCCTATCTTATCGAAAACTTCCTTCTTTATCATAACACAGAAGAAAATTATTATGTGATACAGACTGAATTGACCTTTGTTTTCCAAATAGAATTCTTCTGCTCTTTTTTCAAAGCCCTCAATTCCATCATAAACTTTGACTAGCTTTTGTTGTGGTCCAGCTACTGAATTAGTACAGACGCCAACAAGGTCTAACCCATTATTAAGATGGTCTACCATTCGTTCAAAACAATACTTCGATACGACCACATCATTATTAATAATACAAAGGTACTTACCTTTTGCTCTTCTTAATCCATCATTTACTGCTTTAGGAAATCCAGTATTTTCTTTTTTGTATATCGGTCTAAAAACACCAACCTCCCAATTTTTAGACTCGATAGTAATCTTCTTAAGATTTTCTCCAGTATCGTCTGAAGAGCCATTGTCTATAACAATCAACTCAAATGCGATCTGAGTATTTTTAACTATTGACTTTATCGCTAGTTCCGTATACTCCCACTGATTGTACACTGGCATAATAATACTCAGTACTCGATCTTTCTTATCTCCCATTTTTCTCCCCCTTCAAATTAGCCTCTTTAATCCCTACACCGAAGCAATCCAAAAAGTCATCAGTATAATCCACTTCCGCCACCTTTAGCCTGGCAACTTCTTCTAATAAAAACCTCATTCCATCAGGAAAGACCCGCCAACAATCGACTGGGAACCTATGAAATTTAAAAATCATTGGACCAATTATTATCATTGGCTTCCCCACCTTTAAAATTCTAGAAAGTTCTTTTATCCATTTATGAAGATCCTTAATGTGCTCTATCGTCTGACCAGACACTACCAGATCAAAATAGTTATCTGGAAATGGATATGAATAAGGGTCTCTAGCAACAATGTCAACATTCTCGCCTTGGATAATGTCAAGTCCTATATACTCATGGCCGTCAAAAATATTTTTATAAGAACCATTCTCACTAAGACTCCCGACGTCGCAGACCATTTGTCTTATAGACTTGTCTGTGTATTTGAAAAATAAAAGCTTCATTAAATTGTATGATGCTGAATGCATAATTATTTCCTTCCCTATTAAATTCTTACGGTATTACTTTCTGTATAAACCATATAATCTACAACATAATGCCAAACATGAAAATTTTCATCCTCCTCTCTTAACAGTCTGGATAGATCCCTTTTCATCCACAAGTGGTCATAACCTGCAACTGATAGTTTGCAAAAATCAAACAAAACTCTCATATAGGTAAAAATATTTTCAGCTTCTGTTGAGGATTCACTGTTAGAATAAATATCAAACTGTATCCTCTCCGTTTCAAAGTAAGTGGTAAAGGTATAATCTTGAGTTCCTGAAACCATGTTATAAGTAACATAAGGGAATGCTGTTCCCTGAATAGCAAATCCTTTAAAAAACCTTCCACCAACTGCAATATATGCAGCATTGTGAACACCACCGATCAATTCAGTAAATTTAGAATATATAGCTTCAGAAGTAACTTTCATTTTATCCTCATTTAAATGAATCAAAAACTGGACGCATAAATGGTCTTGCAGCAATTCTAGAAGTTCCAAATTCTAAATATGGTGCATAGTTCACATTTGTACCAACAACTACTGTAAATTTACCACCAATAAGACTAAGAAAAGTGCCACCAGGATTTCCAACACCATCCTCTTCTAATGCTTTACTATCAACTTTACCTTTACTCATTCCACTTTTAGTCCAGTTAACAGACATTGAAGCTCTCAGTCTTCCAGAATCAACAGCTGGTGGTTGACCCGGAGCACTTGCAATACGAATGGTAGAATAGGTGCTTTGGCTTTCACCTTTTCTTGTTTTACCTTCACGAACATAGATTCTACCTTCACCTATTCTCATGCTTCTTTTAACTTCATTGGCAAATTTGAAACCTTTAGCAACAACCTTTTTTTCAGCAGGATTCAAGAGGTACTTCCTCATCATCTTCTCATACCATTCTACCCTAGCCATTATGTATTCTCCTGCAAAGTAAATTCCAAATGTAGGTTTGTTTCAAAAGGATCATCTTTATCAACAATTGCAAATATTCTGGACCCTAATCTAAATCTATCTTGTATTGATACATTAGCAGCTTTATGATAATCACAAAGAAATTTAAGGTCTGCTTTCACCCCAAGCTTGCTCTGCATTTCTCTTTCTCTAGCAGTCAAACCCCTTAATGTTCCGAGAACAACAGGCGTTGTAGAATTATTTGCCCATGATCTTGTTTTGCCACCCATTCCATCATTAGTATCATTACTGTTTTGAACTGTTAATGTAATTTTTGGTCCAAGCATTTAAAGTTTCCACCTCTTATATTTTGAAAGAATGGATATTACCTCTGATGGCATATCATTCATTAATGACATAGAAATCCCACCAAGAGAATAAGAATTTAATCCAAAAGCTGATTGATCTTGTTTTTCATAAATTACTTTTGCTAATATTTTAGCTGCTAGTTTTAAATCTTCTGGCATGCTCACATATCCAGCAGTATATTCTATATAAATATTTCTTTTACCCAAAGGGAAACCAGATGAATTATATATTTTGCCTTCTTCTGGATATACTTCAAAATCATCTTCTCCATCATCAGGCATTTGTAAATATACTTCATTATTGTCAATACAATTTAAACCAAATTTTTCTAACAAATAATTTGATTGAAAATCTGAATAATTGGAGCCCATAAGAGAAGCATGCCATCCAGATTGAGCATTTATTGCTGCTACAATCAATGCAAAAGTAGTGTATGTTGCAAAAAGCAATAGTGTATTGACACCATCTTTACTTAAAGTAATACCACTGGAGCTCACACTTATTGACGCTCTTGTATATTGTATAGTATTTTTAACACTTATAGCATCTAATGTATTACTAGAAAGTAAAGTAACTGCTGTTATAGGATACTGATCTACCAATAAACAAGAATCACTAAATCCATCATATCTTTCCTTGTAAGAGGTAGATTCAAAGATCCTATTACAAAAAGTGGATATCCATTTTTCAACATGAGCAATAATTGGTTGAATGATATATAGTTGATCTTCATCCTGCTGCAGAAACTCTAGATATTCTGTTTCATCAACTAACGCCATTTTGGCCCCCTTTTATGATACATATTTACCTTGAGCAAAAACTAAAATATTGCCACTAGCAGAAGTATCAACTGTGAGAGAACTGTTTCTATCTACTGTCATTGATGGATTAAAATCCCATTGTAAAGTTGTATTTGCACCCATGCTTACTGGACCAATCAAAGCTGTAGTAACTGCATTAGCAGTTTCATTTTGTCCTATTGTCACAGTCATTGCTGCCATAACATTTATTGTTATATGCTTTACCTCAAATGCATAAACAGTATTCGCTGGAAGTACATCTTCGCAGTCCATAGCATTTGCTGAGGTAGCATTGACTATGAAACCTTGCAATGTTCCAGCCATTGTTCTTGAAATTGCCATTTCTATTCTCCTTAGTGCAGGACCATAAGATCCTGCACTACTAAAAATTTAAGCTGTAATTCTCATTACAACATGACCCCTTGGAGTGCCGCCAACACCGGCTCCAGTGAAATTTAATTTAATCAGATCACCAACCACTAATGTTCTTGCAGCACTAGGAGCCGAAGAGTTGTTAGACCCCTGACCAGAACCACTATAAGCAACAGTTATTGCTCCATTTGTTACTGCATTACCATTGATAGATGGAGTAATTACCAGATCAGCAGTACCGATAGCCCCATCGACAACAGCATGAATGTTACTAATGTTTCCAGCATAAGGAGAAATAACAAAATAATTTGCTTCAGCTGAAACATCCGCTACATCCACACATATTGCCCAACTAGTCTGCTTCAAAGTAGTACTTGTTACATTGTTTGAATTAACTACAAGAACTGATCCACTAGGGATATCCAATGTCCTGTTGTTTCCATCAAGGATGCAAAGGTTATTGGCATTTTTATCACTAAAGACTAAACTGCCATCCACCCAGCCGGAATTTACTTTAATTGCAGTCATAGTTTCCTCCTTTCTTACGTTGCACTAATTAACGTAACGATATGACCTCTAGGAGAGCCACCACTACCTGCACCAGCTACATTGTAAGTAACAATACTTCCAACTGCTACAGTTCTGTTTGATGTTGGTGTTGCGGAAGCATTTGATCCCTCAGCAGATCCATTATAACCAACTGTTACCACCCCATTTGTTACTGCAACCGCGCCTATATATGGAGTAACTACCAAGTTAGCAGAACTTACAGCACCATCAACTACCACATAAACCTTTGAAATGTTTCCAGCATATGGACTTACTTGGCAGTAATTCGCGTCAGCAGAAACATCTGCTATATCCATATCCAAGCATCTCTGATTCATCACCAAAGTATTTTCATTCACAACTACACTATTGACAGACAGGTTAGCCCCACTAGGAAAGTTCACCACCCTGTTGTTTCCATCAATAGTACAGATCTCATTAGCATTCTTGTCGGTTATAACAAGACTGCCATTGTTCCAATAAGCACCTACTTTTGTTGCTGTCATATTCTTATACCTCCTCTTATCTTATCTGGACTATTTTTACATAGTCGATTTTGAAGGACTCTTCATGAGTCCCAGGAGTCTTCACACCAATGGTGAACTCCATTTCACCCATACCGGATATGGTAACTGTATGGGCAGTTCCAGCAGTACCATTGACATATGGTGTCACAGTTCCAGTAGTGTCTCCAGTTGATTCACTTTTCCAGAACATCCCCAATCTGATCAAAGTATCGGCAACTGTAGTTCCAGCAGAAGCGGTTGTAGTTTGGGTTGCGCCATTGCTTGTTTCGAAACCAAAGGTCAAAGCACCATTCGTTCCAAAGAATACCGCACCATCATAGTTCGCAGCTGGTCCACCTTCATCATCTAGGATCATATCTGCTCCTGCTGCTTCCGAAAGGCCCATAATCCAGTTACATTTGTTTGTTGATCCTTGAGGAATCGCTATCTTTGCTTCCAACCAGAGAGATTTACCAGCAGCAAATTTCCACGATTCAGCTTTTGAACTCATGTAAGATTCATCATTATCATCACCATCACAGAACTGTTGATAAACCCCACCAGCAACATCAAGAATTGACTCTGAACCAGCTGCACCATCATCCTCAACTATAACCCAAGGACCAGTTTGAGCTGCTTTTGTAGATGTTTGTGAGAAAAAATCATCATAGAATACATGAGCGACTGAAGGATCAGAAAGAGCAACTAAAGGACATAGTTGCCATATAGACCCATCTTGGGTAGGACCATACACTTCATCTCTAAAGGTATGGTTGAATTGTTTCCAATAACCTCGTGTTTGCATAATTGCCTCCTGAGCAAAATGAGCTACCGCTCAATATGCACGATTAAATTGTTTATTTTGTAGTTTTTCTTATAGTTTTTCTGACCATCTTATCGACTTTTGGAGCTTCCACATCTTTTACTTCAGGCTCCACTATATCGATGGTTTCCTTAATTTCCTCCTTT